GTTCAACCCGTCTTGATAACTATCAGTCGGACTTGGCGCTGAGGCAGTTGACGCGTAGCGGAGGTACGTCGGCGGTGTATGTCTTCATTAGCGCATTCCCAACGACACTGGGCACGATTTCGTTGGATTGGTCGTCAGAGGCAATCGAGGAGTATACGGTGGAATTCCAGTATCAGTACTGGACATCAGACGCGACTGGCCACCAATTCTTCCAGTAACATCTAGCCATGCTCCGCGGCATATTCGCCTATATTAATGTTTCGGGGAGAGCGCCTTAACGGGCTCTCCAGAAAGTGAGCTTGCCCTATGTCATTCACCTTCCATTCCGAGGATGTATAATTGCCCCGCTTATTTGGATTTGAGTTCGATTTCAATAGGCGGTCGTCGGCGCCTGCTGCGGTCGGCAACAAACCCACGTCCAATACCGTTAGTTTCGTGCCGCCTGACAATCAGGACGGCGCGCTTAACGTTCAATTTGGCGCGGCTGGTGGCCATTTCGGCTATTACCTCGACCTCGACGGCGGCATTGTCGATGACTTCCAACTTATCAATCGCTATCGCGAGATGCAAATCATCGCGGAAGTTGATGAGGCGATTGACCAGATCGTCAACGAACTTGTCGTACAGGATGCAGACCGACTACCCGTCTCGCTCAATCTTGACTTCACCAATCTCACACCAGAACTAAAGGCCCGTGTCCAGGCGGAATTCATCAATCTACTGAAGATGATGAACTTCCATCGGGATGCGTATAGCATTGTGCGTCAGTGGTACATTGACGGGCGACTCTATCTGCATTTGGTGGTGGATGAAAGCAGCACCAAGTCTGGCATTCAGGAATTGCGTATTGTCGACCCGCGCACGATTCGCAAGGTGCGCGAAGTCCAGAACAAGCGTCATCCCGAGACGCAGTCCGAAATCGTTGAAGTGGAACGCGAATACTTCGTCTACAATCCAATGGGTTTTGTCTCACCAAGCGGCCGTGGTGCGTCACAATCGCCTAACAGTGCGCTGATGAATTACCAAGGCGTACGTATCGCAGCAGACTCGGTTGCGTTTTGCCCGTCAGGGCTCTACGACGCGAACAAGCGCACCGTGCTGTCATGGTTGCACAAAGCCATCAAACCACTGAACCTCTTGCGGATGGTGGAAGATTCCTCCGTCATCTACCGCGTCTCTCGCGCGCCGGAGCGCCGGGTGTTCTACATTGATGTCGGCAATCTCCCGAAAGCCAAAGCAGAACAGTATCTCTACGACATCATGCAAAAGCACCGGAATAAGCTGGTGTATGATACCGCGACTGGCGAGGTACGAGACGACCGCAAATTCATGAGTATGCTCGAAGATTTCTGGCTGCCACGCCGTGAGGGTGGCAAGGGTACAGAAGTCACCTCGTTGCCGGGCGGCGCGAATCTCGGTCAGATGGAAGATGTCGATTACTTCCGTCGTAAACTGTATCGCGCCTTGAGTCTGCCGCCGTCGCGCATCGATCAGGGGCAAGGATTCAATCTTGGGCGTGCGTCAGAGATTACACGCGACGAACTGCGATTCAACAAATATATTCATCGCTTGCAAGTACAGTTTGACTATATGTTCGACCAGTTGCTAGAACGGCAGCTTCGTCTCAAGAATGTCATGACGGAGGCCGAGTGGTATGACATCAAGGACAGCCTTCGGTATACCTGGCAACAGGATTCGTACTTCGAAGAACTGAAGATGAACGAAATCCTGACAACGCGCATGAATTTGGCGACACAAGCCGATGCGTTTGTCGGGCGGTATTATTCTGAAGCGTTTGTCAAGCGAGACATTCTCAAGCTAACGGACGATGATGTTGTGCAGATTGCACAGGATAATCGTGTAAGCCCACCCGAACCTGCCGGCCGGCCTGGTGAAGACGATACATTTGATCACGAGGCCGACGAAGCTCTGCGCACAAACAATTCACCGGCGGGAAAGACAGATACGAATTTTTCTCCTGCGGATGATGACACGAATGCCTCATCTCCAAAGAAGACCGTGGATACTAAATAGGAATACGCTATGGCTATAACATCAGGGACCGCCAATGTTCATATCCTTACGGAGAGCGCACAACACGCAACTGTGCGCTGTTTGTATTATACTAGCAATGGTACAGACGAATCGGATGTGCTCAAGGTCAATACGGCGACACTGACACACAAGACAGTGGCGCTCACGACAGTCAATCGAAATGGTATCTTCCAGTCGGGCGATACCGTAACGGGTCAGACTAGCGGAAAGACAGCACAAATTGTCGAATGGCGGAGGAGCGCGAATACAATCGTTGTAACGAATGCGTCGGGATCGTTCACCGACGGCGAAGACCTGACAACTACAATTACTGGCAGCACAGCCGCGTTAGCCGCGTCGAGTGCGTCACTGAATTTGGTTCGCGAGTTGGCCATTCGCAGCATCTGGTATTCCATCGACCCCGATATGACGGTCGAACTAGGATTCAAAGGCGGGAACCTAGATGCGGGTTCCACGCAGGCCATTATTCCTGCGGTGCTTCTCTCCGGTTCCGGTTACTTCGGCAAGAACGCGCTCGCGGGGCAAATTATTTCCAATGCGCAAGGTATCGGCACCAGTGCAGACGGCAGTTTTTATATTAGCACCTATACGACCTCAAGCGCGAAGGCAGCCTATACCGTCATCGTTGACTTAGTGAAACTGCGCGGGTATGCTCCGAGCGGACTCTAAAGGATATCTTATGAATTCATTTACACAACTCGTACAGAATGTCAAGGATGCCAACTGGCAAGGCGCCGGGCAGGTCTTCAAGGAGATCATGCAACAGAAGGTGGCGGATCGTCTCGATGTTGAGCGCCGAACCATCTTCAAGGAAGGCAGCGACGACGCATACAAGAAGTACTTCGACTCGATGCTAAAAAAGTGGAACGTGTCGTCACCCAAAGATATTCCCGCCGACAAGAAGGACGACTTCTTCAAGGCCGTCGACAAAGGGTATAAAGCAAAGAACGAAGACTGCGCGGCCGCAGATGCAGTTGACGAGGACGATGATGAAGAACAGGTTGACGAGAACGGCCGCCCCGCCTGGAAGTACCAGACCAGAAAACCGGGTGAACCTCCCAAAGACGACGACGATGACGATGAGGGCCCGCCCGTCTGGGATTACCAGAAACGCCACCCCAAAGGGAAGTAAAAATGCCCAAAATGAGATTCCCATCGGCAACCAAACTTAAAATTAATCAGTTGTTAGATGGAGAACCACTGGAACGAATCCTCCCCAAGCTCACTGGACGCGAGAGCGAGGCGGAGATTCTCAAGCAGCTAGAGAAGAAGCGTAAGGACGCAGGCCTGTGGGGCAAGACCAAGCGACCGGGGTCTCCTGGCAGACATACCAGGTCCGAGGACGAAGACGACAAGAAGGCCGCCGATAAGGAAAAGGAAAAAGACCGGAAGCTATACCGCGACCGGTCGCAGTATAGGCCGCGGGATTGGTAAGGACGAACAGCCCATGAAACTTATCGCCGAAGTTTACGATTACGTCAAGCCGCTAGTAGAAGCCACGAAAGATGGGAAGAAAATCTATGCCATCGAAGGCGTGTTCCTACAGGCGGAAGTGAAGAATCGTAATGGACGCACATATCCGATGGCGGTGTTGCAGCGCGAAGTTGCTCGCTACAACGAGGAATACGTCAAGCAGAACCGTGCGTTAGGCGAATTGGGGCACCCCGAATCTCCACACATCAACCTTGAGCGTGTTAGTCACATGATTACGAAGCTGGAAGCAAACGGTGTAGACTTCGTGGGGCGCGCAAAGATTATGGACACGCCGTACGGCAAGATTGTGAAATCCTTCATTGACGAGGGCGTCAAGTTTGGCGTGTCATCTCGCGGTGTTGGTTCGTTGGAAAACGCCAAGGATGGAGATGTCGTCGCGGATGATTTTTTTCTTGCAACAGCCGCAGATATCGTTGCCGATCCAAGTGCGCCAGAAGCGTTTGTTCGTGGTCTGCGAGAGCAGAACGACTGGGTTTGGGACAACGGAACATTGTCCACCGCACGAGTCCAGAAGCTCCAGACAACTATCACTAAGGCACCTGTGAAAACCCGTTCACAAGCACGGGCGTTAGAAACACGCATTTTCGAGACGTTCATGCGTGAATTGAAGAGAGGCACGCAAGTCTCGTAGAAAATAGCATAACGCTAAATATATTACACTGATGCCGGACCCTAGTGGGTTGGCACAATTTTTGAGGGCAAAGACCAATGGCAGAATCTCTTGTTAATCCAGCGTCCGCTGCGCAACTGAGCCCGCGCAATCAGGAACCCACTCATCTTTCGGGGGGCGAGCGCGAAGACCTCGGTGACGCGACCGATAAGAAGCTCGACTACGCCGGCAAGCTAAAAACCGATACGTCTGTTCCACGATCGGTTCCAGCGGAGCCTACTCATCTCAAAACTGAAGATGACGAAGAGGAAGTTGACGTAGTGGAGCATGATGATGAAGATCCCGAGGCGGTAGCTGCGGTAACCGAGCAGGACGCCGAAGACGAAGTTGAGATTGAGTTTGATGGCGAGAAGAAGAACGAGGACGTTGATGACCTCGACAAGGCCATCGATGAGCTTGCCACTCTACCCGTCACGGAAATCACCGTCACCGAAGCCAATGACGACGATGACGAGAAGGCCGTCGATGAGGACAAGGACGACGACGAAAAGGAAGTCAACGAAGACGAGAGAATGCCGCCGCCGTCCTCGGCCGCGACCGGTCATGGGAAGAAGGCCGTCGATGAGGACGATGACGACGACGAGAAGGAAGTCAACGAAGCTGGCTTAGACCCCGACGACCTTCGTCCGACGCCCGGACGGAAGGACAAAGAGCACGACGACGGAGGTCTAAACGAGAGCAATGACGACGATGAGGATCTGGACGAGGCGTTGAAGATTTCCATTAAGATGCCGAATGCGTCACTCTTTGAGTCTGCCGGATTCAACGTCAAGCAACAGAAGAAGGTCACCGCTATCTTTGAGTCGGCAATCAAGAGTACCACACGACAGGTTGGTAAACAAATCCACGAGCACTATTCAAAGGTACATGAGAAGCGTCTCGCGGAACATCAGGAACTCATGGAGAATCGTCTGAATACGTATCTCGATGTGGTTGTTGAAGAGTGGGTAGAGACGAACCGACCAGCAGTGCGGTCGTCGCTTCGCACGGAACTGTCGGAGAACTTCCTGAATGGCTTGCAGAAGTTGTTCACGGAGCATTACATCGATGTCCCCGAGAGTAAGACGGATGTAGTGAAGAGCCTTACGCAACACGTGGAAACACTCAAGCGTCAGGTTAATGAGCAGTACACAGAGAAGCTGAAACTGCATCGGTTGGCAGAGACAGCAAACAAGAAACGAATTGTCGCGACATTTGCGCGTGACATGAGTGAGTCGCAGGCAGGGAAACTGGAGAAGTTGGCAGAAGATACGCAATATGTCAATGCCAATGACTTCCGTGAAAAGTTATCAATGCTGAAAGAGAGTTACTTCGAAAAGCAGCCGAGCCGAGCGACCCGTCTGCCCGAAGAGAATGTGCAAGAAGTGACGGAGCAAGGAGTCGCGAAAGGTGAGGCAGATATGGTTGCAGACGCCATCACTCGACAAGCGAAAACGAGTGACTGGTAAACTATAGCTTCATCGAGGTATAAATAACAGCGTTATTAACTGTTGCGACAGTTACCTAACATTCATAGAGGAGTTCACGCAGATGGCAGACACATTTCTGACAGAAGAAATTAAGAGTAAGTGGGCGAAGGTCATTAATCATGCTGACCTTCCTGAGATCAAGGAATCGTGGAAAAAGAGAGTTACCGCGATTTGTTTGGAGAACACCTCTCGCGAGGTTGCGAAGTCATCGGAGTATGTAGATCAGACGTTGTTGTCTGAGGCTGCGCCCGCTAATGCTGCGGGAGCTTTTCCGAGGGCCAACCTACAGGGGTTCGATCCGATTCTAATCTCGCTCATCCGTCGTTCCATGCCGAACCTCATTGCGTATGACCTATGCGGCGTCCAGCCGATGACAGGTCCTACGGGCCTCATCTTCGCGATGAAGTCGAAGTTCACGACGCAGGGTGGGACCGAAGCACTGTTCAACGAGGCGAACACCGGCTTCTCTGCGAACGGCAATTCCCAGACGGGCACGCTACCTGCTGGTAACACCTCGGCGCTTTCCAATTCCACGAACTTCCTATACGACACTGGTATGACCACTGCGTATGGTGAGACTCGTGGGGATTCGACCGCGAACGCTATCCCTGAGATGGCATTCTCGATTGATAAGGTAACCGTAACTGCGGTAACCAGAAAGCTGAAAGCTGAGTACACCATCGAAATCGCGCAGGACTTGAAGGCTGTTCACGGTCTCGATGCTGAGACGGAACTTGCTAACATCCTGTCTGCGGAAATTCTTGCGGAGATTAACCGTGAGATTATCCGCACCATCTACTTCGGTGCCGTTGCGGGTGCGAACAACAACACCACGACTGCTGGTGTGTTCGACCTCGATACCGACTCTGATGGACGTTGGATGGTTGAGCGTTTCAAGGGACTTTTCTTCCAAATTGAACGCGACGCCAATGCTGTTGCGAAGGCAACTCGTAGAGGGAAGGGCAACATCGTGCTGTGCTCGTCTGACGTAGCCAGTGCGCTTGCTGCTTCTGAACTCCTATCGTATGCGCCTAACTACGACGCGAAGCTCGCCGTAGATGACACGGGTAGCACGTTCGTCGGCACCTTGCAAGGACGTTACAAGGTGTATATCGATCCGTATGCTGCGGTGAACGATGTCAATCACTTTGTGGTTGGTTATCGTGGAACGAGTCCATACGACGCAGGGTTGTTCTATTGCCCGTATGTGCCACTCCAGATGCTGCGTGCGCAAGATCCCAACAGCTTCCAGCCGAAGATTGGGTTCCAGACACGTTACGGTATCGTCACCAACCCGTTTGCGAATGCGGACGGCACCGCCGACGGAACCATCGT